CTGAGCAAATAATGTAGCAGTAGTAAGACTCTTTCCGGCCATTTCTTATGTACTCCACTGAACACGGATCGTGTCAAGATTGCCTGTCCAATCATCATCCGCGTTTATTCTAATTAATACAAAATCTGATGCTGCAGCAGGGACTGCTGCTCCACCGGTGCCATTTGCTGTCTCACCCTGAAATGAGCATAAGGTTTGGGCGCCGTTGGCGTTGATCGTTTGTCCCGGAGTACCTTTTAGACAACCATTTAAGTTTACGTTAAACGTCCCCGCTCCGGAGCCGGCTTTGGCTAAATCAAGCCAAGCAGTTTTTCCAGGTATTTTAACATCAACATGAATCATATCATTTGTCCCGATCGACCCTGACGCAAAACCACCTGTGCTTGGAATTATCTCTGCGCTACCTGTAAACTGCAGCATCACCTGAGCAACATCTGAGCTTGTATCATTTCTAAATGCTCTGTAATACGTTCTTCTGGTCTTGGTCAAAGAGCTGTAATTGGCATTGCCATAAGGCCCTTGATACGAGCCACCATCTGCAACATTCCTAAAGTCTCCAGAATTTCCTTGTGATTTTGGAGTATAGAGCTTTCCATCAAAGATGAGTAAGCCATCGTCATAATTCGCTACAGAATTCATATCATTTTGAGAATTCCAGACGTAAGATGCATTTGTAATATCTGCCTTCGCATCATAAGAAGCCGAAATCAAGCGATATAGCTCTCCAGAAAAATTCTCTGTTATATTTCTTGATGATGAATCGCTGGCCGAGAATATTAAGAACGCACTCTTACTTTGCTCAGATGAGAGTAGATTTGATTTTTGTGGATGATAGACCCTAAACTTCGCAGTCACAGAATCTGCATCTGCAGGTAGAGAATTTGTGAGGGTACAGCCGAATGATGCGGTCACAAGAAGATCATTTGATTGACCTTCTGAAACCGATGTATCAAGAGCAGGTAGCGGGACCGTGCTGTCGCTGTTATGTGTGGTGTAAGTGTATCCGCTTCCGCTAAAGATAACTTGAGATATCGAAACATTTGACATTCCAGTCACGGAAAATGCATTATTTAATTTGGAATATATGTTAGAATGAGATCCGCTAACTGCTGCTTTCAGGCTCCCAGTCACAGTCGATGATGAATTATCAAAGTACCGAACACCAGAAAGATAGAACACAGAGCTTCCACCGAAATTATCAAATCCGATATCAGAAAATGACATTGCAGTTGTATACGGATCGTTTACCCATTCAACGTAAGTTGTGGTCCTGTCTGTTCCATCAACCGTGTGAATTGCACGAACGTAATTCCACCCGTCTCTTTGGTCTGCCGCGGCAACGTTGAACTTCGCGGTCCTAAAATAATAATTGAAATTAGGAAAGTGGTTTGAGCCTGTTCGAGGCTGAGTGGTTGATATGTTTTTGAAACCTGTGCCACTTGCGTTAACTACGCTTGTCGCACCTGACCCGGGATATCCCGAACCAGCTAGGGCTGACAAGTCTATCTCTGCCGCGGCGATTTCGCTTCCATTTACCTCAAGCTTCAGCGTGCCACAATTTCCTTCGCCAAAACCGCCTGTTGATGAGTTCGTATTTAGTGGACCGTCAATCGCCGATGTTTTGTCGAATATCCCAAGTCTTCTAGCGTTAGGATCACCATCGTTATACTCTCCGTTTACGTTGACAGCATCTCCGACACCGGCTGAAGCTGCAACATCGGTGAACCCTGGAATCGCTTTACTCGAACCAAAACTTAGCTTCGCGTCTTCTCCATCGTCAGTAGACGAAATAGTAGATAAATCAGAAGCATCGGTTGCATCTGAATCGTCGAAATTAACGTTTATATCAGAAATATTTCCCGTCCATGATGCATCTGCTAGAATTTTAAGAATAAGATAATCGTTATTCCTAATATGCTTTACACCAAAAGTACAGTATAGATTCGCTGGAACAGTAGTATCAGCCGTATACACTCTGCATCCAGAATCATCGACATAAGATGCTGAAGTGAATAAAGTAGAACAATCTAGCCATCCAGTTGTGTTAGAGGTGGCCGTTCCGTCATCGGGAAGTCTTGCGAGTATCTTTATGTTATTCGCACCCAGAGCATCACCGGCGGCGGCGATGTTAGTAGATCCAGCTAGCGTTATCTTGTATGAATCTCTATTCGCACCTTCGGTGTTTTGGAATTTCCTGTAAAACGTTCTTGTTCCAGAATTTATGCCGCTATAATTTGGGTTACCAGAAGGAGCAAAAGCCAGAGACCCTCCATCTGTAGCGTTTCTGAAGTCTCCACTTAACAGGCCTTCGTCAGGTGCGACCAATTTGTTGTTATACACAAGCAAGCCATCGGCATGACCGCCTGAACCTGACATATGAATTGAGCTATCCCAATCTAAAGAGCCGCCGGTAACGTCTGTCTGGTTATCAAAGCTTCCGCTTTGAACGCGGTAAGTTTCGCCGGTGAACGTTTCATTTGTAACAGTACCCGTTTCAGTAACATTCCACAATAAAAATCCAGATGCAGATGTTGAACCACCGTCTGTTAGGTTGGCCTTGAGTGGGTGAGTAACTGTTACTGCTGCTGACACGGTGCCGTCTAGCATCGTTTCGTCCGTTATTGTAGCAGAGCCCGTAAGAGACAATACTTTCGCAGAATCTTCTCCGGCGCCCGTATTGATTGTAGGCTTTGCAATGCTTGAAATGCTAAGATTCGTTGTCGTAAATGTAATCGCAGTGTTATCATAACATGTTTTATACGCGTTACTAACGTCAACACGATATTCAGCTGTTCCAGACCTAAAGAAAGAAACGCCTGACAGTTGCTTTATACCACCGGCATCGACGGCTGTTATTTGGTTATTGCTCGCTGCCAACGGATCAGTGTTGGAATCGTTAACCCACTCTACATAATTTGTCAAAGAGGAAGTAACATCATTTACAACGCGCGTTACTCTAGAGTAATTCCATCCATCTCTTTGGTCTGCTACCCCAACTTGCCAATCACCCGTTCGGTGCTTAAACGTATTAAACGCTGACCCATCTTGCTGCTTTGCTGACCCAGTCTGGGACAGATTGATAAACCCAGAACCATTTGAACCAGTGCTAATGAACGTACCACTTCCAGGGTTACCACTCCCCACAGAAGCATTAGATAAAGAAGATGTATGGATAACGGTACCGTTTACTTCAAGTTGTATTATACCGGCATCCGCATCGCCGAAAGAATACTGCGGATAATTGAGCTGGCCATTATCGTATTGGCTTATTGTGACATCCGAATTTAGTGTGCCATCCATTACAGTGGCACCGGTAAAGATCGCTCTTCTTAGATTACCATCGCTGGTTGCTATTTCATATAAGCCATTCACGTCAACAGCAGCGCCATAACCTGCGGATGATCCGACGTCAATATACCCTGATGTCGGAGCGCTAGACCCAAAGGAAAGATATGCAGCTGTTCCAGTATCATTAGAATTAACATTGTCCAGTGCAGGGGCTGGCGAAGGTGCGAGATCCAACAGCACTTCATTAAATCGATCGACAGCTGTACCAATAGCAGTACCGTAAGCAAAATCAGTAAACAGACCATCGCCGTAAGTCCCGTCTTCCGCTACGCCAATTACTGGCTTGATTGTTGCTTGACCGCCACCGTCATTCGTCACAATGCTAGAAGTAAACACAAACTTAGATACACCATCAATCGCAGTCTGCCCTGCTTGGGCGACGCTTACGGTACCTCCGCCAGTATTAGAAGAAGATATAACAAGTTGCCCAGATGATGATGTGGTGACACTTACACTACCGGTACCAATGATGTATGGGGTCGATCCGTCCTTAAGCATCTGAAGTGATCCAGACAACCCAGCACGGAATACACTGTCACCCTCAACTTCAAATGATCCTGTCACTCCTACATTTCCACTAAACTGCGAGCCTGTTAGTGTTGCCACAATAGAGTCTTTAATAGAGAACGTATCGTCAGTCAATTTTAGACCAGTACCTGCAGAGTACGTCTTACCCTGGCTTGCGCTTACAATAACTTGACCGCTTGAAGAAGTAGAAACACTTACTGAACCGGTACCCACAAGGTATCTGGTCGTACCATCATTAAGCATCTGAAGCGATCCAGAGAACGCGGGGGCAACGACATTTCCGCTAAAAACCGAGCCTGTTAATGTTGCGACAATCGAATCTTTTATTGAAAACACATCTTCTGAGAGGTTTAGACCGGTTCCAGCTGAATATATTTTTCCAGCACTAGAGCTGACAATAACTTGACCGTTTGAAGAAGTACGTACGTTTACTGAGCCAGTACCAACTAGATATCTCGTCGTTCCATCAGAAAGCATTTGAAGAGAACCAGTAAATGCTGGTGCTGTTACCGCACCACTAAAGACGGATCCTGTTAGAGTAGCAACAATCGAGTCTTTTATCGAAAAGACATCGTCTGAAAGTTTTAGGCCTGTACCGGGAGAATACAACTTCCCAGCACTAGAGCTAACGACAACTTGACCAGAAGAAGCAGTCGAAATACTGACTGAGCCGGTGCCAATTATATACGGTGTTGTGCCGTCACTAAGCATTTGTAAGGAGCCGGTGAAAGCAGGTGATGTTACAGGTCCGCTAAAAACAGAGCCAGTCAAAGTTGCGACTATCGAGTCTAATATTTTTAGTGTGTAATTTTGTCCTGCTCCTGAATCTATCGACGTTAAGCCAAGTCCTGGGTTCAGAACACGTTCATTAACCAGTGAACCAGTAGGTGTTAGAACAAGGTATGATGCCCTTTTGTCGCTGTTGCCGCCGCCCGGTCCGCCGCCGTCAGGAACATAAGAAATTAAGATACCACCGTTAGACTGCGTAACAATGCTTATTTGAGTACCTTCTCGTAAGTAAGATGTGCCGTCTGCTAGCGATTGCAATGAACCAGAAAAATCGGTAGCTATCGTCTTGCCCGCTAAACTAGTCCAGCCTCTAAAGATTGCATTTTTTTGAACTTCTAATGAACCGGTTATACCTACATCACCAGAAAATTGAGACCCTGTTAAAGTGGCGACTATGCTATTATCGACAATGACGCTGGTAGCAGACGATCCATCAAATGAAAACGTCTTTATACCTGTTCCTTGAGTTAATGCATTTGGTACACGATCAACCGTTATGTTTCCTGAACCGTCTGTAGAAAGCGTGCTGGAATCAAGTTTAGTAGCGATAACCGCAGGATTGCTATTACCTGAAAAGGTTATGTCTATACCTGTACCTTCACTCATTATAGCTGTTCTGTCAACCTCATCTACTAGAGTGCTGACAAGCTGCTTCGTAATCGTGTCTCCACCATCCGATAAGAACGCGTAAGAAGTCCTACCGCCAGAGGTCGATAGGTTTGTAGCGTCCATCGCGATGGTTGCGCTTGCGGAACCGTCATACGAAAATGACTTTATTCCTGTTCCATTTGAAAGTGTATTTCCAGCACCAAATGAAGCAGCTATTTGAATCTGCCCTGCTGTTGGAGTATTATACGCAAGTGTAACATTAGAGCCAGCAACAAGGTACGGAACACCAGCCGAGACTTCTTGTAAAGACCCAGTTATGCCAGATGTTGCAGAAACCCCAACATCAACATTTCCAGTAAAGCTTGCGTTTCCTGAAAATGTGCTGGCACCGGAAAATGTGTTATTTGCCGAGAAGCTATTCGGAGCTGCTAAGCGCGGAACGATAGAGGTATCAATCGCGACTGTTGCGGCGCCACTTCCATCATAAGTGAATGTAGATATCCCAGTGCCTTGTGTAAGTGAACCCGCAAGCTGGTTAAAGCTTATGCCTGCTGCGGATAACGCAAGAGAGCTACCATCTAATTTTATCTTTAGCGAGTCATCTGCATCAATCTCTAAACCGCCCGCTGAGGCTGTAGCGATAAGCACAGTAATTGGCACTGAATTATCGTACCTTCCGTCGTCGGCAGCATTTTGAATATTGGTTTGAAGCCCTTGACCAAAAGTGAGCTTATTAGCTAGCGTGGCCGATGAACCAAGCGACAAAATTGAAGAAATGCTAGCAAACTTTGGTGGAAACCCACCCTTACCGTCGTCATCACCAAAGAGTAGTAAATCATTCAGCGCAGGATCTCCTGTTGGGAGATTCGAGAGATCTAATTGCAGGCCACCACCCACCGGGGGTGCGCCAGCAACGAAGGGTTTGATCCCTATGCCACCATTGCTTTCAACCTTTACTTTTAGCTCTCGAGGCGCTGTCCCGTTGTAGGTTGTCCCTTCTTGCGCTAGCGTCGACTCTATACCCTTACTCCCGTCGAAAGTCAAACTGGCATTGGAGAGTGATGTCGCAGAAATAGTTACATAATCAGTGGGACTTCCTACAGACCCAGAGTCTATTGATATGTTGGTACCAGCGCGAAGATATGCGGTGCCGTCTGCGAGTGTGGTTAAAGACCCTGTTAAGTACTCAAAATTTCCGTCTCTAGCGCCTACGTGCTGGCTGGCAGTTACGTAAGTATTACTAGCAATGAATGAAGCCGCGTTGATGTTTCCATAAACGACCATTGACGTACGGAAATCTGTGTCAGCAGCGTTGTCGCCGGCGAGGCCTACCTGAAAGTGCTGAGGCGTAATGATCTTTACGATACTATTATCGCGCTTTGATCGAATTACAAGAGAATCAGTCTTTCTTAAATCTGTTCTGCTCTGGTTTGCCATTCACCACTCACTGTCCCCTTAATCAATCCCGGTAAGGAACGGCGAAGCCGTGAACGATTGTACAAGAGGAGTAATACTAACTGTCTCACTACTAAATAGGAAGGCACGAGCTGTTACCCCCTCTTTATATGGTACTGATGATGTCATTTCAGAACTAACGTTAAAGCAAGTAGTGAGTCTGGGTTCGGCCAGCGGATTACCGTCGCCGTCAACGAAGATGCAAGACACTGACGGCTCTTGGATACCTGAAGGATTTGTCTCATCGCCGGCGTCCCAGAATTTGGTATACTGTCTTTGCTCAAGCATGTCCCTTAGTTGACCGTACCGGTCGCTCCTGAAGACAGCGGTCGATGCTGTCTTTTTGTAATTCATCAAACCATATTTCCAACCAGACGGATGATCGGCAATCCCGTAATTACGCGCGGCGCTGCCAATGAAGCCATATTGCGTGTTTAGACCCAAGGTGGGGAGAGGTGGTCCATCGCCGTGTTTCGTTTTCCAAAAACCAAAAAGAGCAGCTTGGGCCAACACCGTTGCACCTCGCTCAGAAAATCCGGCGTGGGTCTGGCCTGCGGGAATTCCATTATAAAACTCTCGGGCTCTACCAAGAATGGCGGGATATTCGGAGAAAGCGCCGCCTTCCATCGCAACACGTATGGTCGATGCAGCAACAACTGATCCGGAAAATGCTAACGCGGCGCTGCCACCCTGCAACTCACCACCATCGGGTGGAGGTATTCTTTGCTGTATGAGGACGATGGGTGCAGAACCCGTTGTACCCATTGAGGGACCCATATTTGTCAAGCGCCTTACGTTCTTATATCGCTCTTCGAACGGATATGATGAATTCCAGTATGGGTTAGACGGGATGTGACCCGGTAGGAATTCGGAGACGGTCTGGGAGCTATTGGATCCGTGAGCTGCGCCACCGATATTAAACATGGACCACTTCGCGGAGCGCCATGTTTGTATAGGGACCTTCTTGATGTGGTGATACGTTGCGCTTGTCAGGGCCGAGCCAGACATATCTAAATCAATAGCAAACATGGGGGTGGGGTTTGGAATCAAGCTATCATAATAGAATTCGCTATCATCACGAAGACGAACAAAGCGCTGGACTGACCCGGATATTCCCATCGAGAATGCCGCAGAGTTGGGCGCTATTGGCCAGTATATGGATTGGTTAGCGGTTATGTTTGGAGGTACCGATTGATCTGTTTGAGTCCAGCCAGGTTGGTTTGGCCCACCCAGCCCTTTCCAAATACGGGTGTTGAATCGCATGTTAGGTCGGTAAACGCCTCTCTCGCCGTTGCCCGCGTTTTGGGCAACAGCCGTGGTCCCGGGTTGATTGATTGGTAGCCACCACGGACCGCCAAGCGGTACAAAAGATCCGGACGCGCCTGGGTTGTATGGAGAGAACGGTCCAGTAGCCGAGTTACCATCAGAACCAAAAATCGGTAGTCCCATCGCGAGGGAGTTTCTCTGGTGTAAAAGAATCGAGCCAGTGCACAACCTAGCAATGTAGCTGCCGGAAAGTTCAGATCGTGTTGCAATCTGATACTGGTCTGTTATGGGTTTCCCCATAATCGCTTCATGAATAGCTGCTGTATTTTGGCTAGACAAATTGGATTGTGGAGGTACGTGCTTTTTATTACGAAGAAGCGTACCGTACAACACAAGCTTTGCACCCGCTGATTTCTTAATCGTAAATGAGCTTCGAGGCTCATACAACGTTTCCATGTTGGCATTATTTATGCTTTTTCCACCGATAACTTTATTTGGGCCTCTGCGAAGGGCATAGCCGCCTTGCCCGCGGGAGTCATTAAGCTCTGGACGAGGTTGACCACCGCTTTGATAGTAATCATACTCCGGATTATACGCGGATCCGGTAGGAATTCCTTGACGATCTACAATGCCATCGCGCCATGGCCCATAAGGATTGACATTAGGGTTCGCAGGGATTGTGTTATTCCCTCTGTTTGAACCGTGTAAGGAAGGTTGGAATCCGAGCACGATTTCATCACCTGGCATCAAAAGGTACAGACTTGTCGTTGGTTTGTCTGTTGACAGTGATGCGGATACGATAGGTGTATATGCCTTTGACCACTCACCCGCTGTCAGACCACGTGGTGTTTCGGTTAGACCGAGAGTGAAGTTAGTGGCGCCGACACCTGACATGATCATTCGGCCATCAAAAAGTGCCAAGTTTGAGGGTGCTTTTGAGACAGGCTGGGCCCACTGACTAGCAAAATTTTGGTTAGGACCGAAAGAAGTTCGGAACAATCCTGGGCCCGGGGCGAATTGGGGGATTTGAGTCGGTAACATCGCGCGGACGGAAGATGATAAGTTGATCTGATTGACTGGCTCATTTCCACCGACTGCCGCGACATATCTACGGGGGCTGGAAAGCTGGGGGTCTTCACCTAAGAGTGCCGTCCAGGCTGTAGCAGTCGTATTACCGATATATCCGGCATCAATTGCATGAGCCCTCCACCATATTCTATCATTTGAGAACCTTGAATTATCACCGAATGACAACTGTTGAAATGTTCGCGTTGTTGGTGTAGTTTGCCCATTTTCATTGTACAGTCCACCGAATGGAACCGACCCTGTTCCAACAAGGTATTGTCTCTCCGCGGGAGCAGTGAAACAAAACAGGGCCGCTGAATCAACAGCTGCGGCAGGTTGAGATTTTATGTCTGCGACTACTCGAAAGTTTCCAGCATTTAATAGACGGCGCTCTTTAAACGTTGCACGCAACTTGTGGTCACCATTAAACCTTCCTGCTAGATCACCTGGTGGGAACACGGTGCTAGCTGTTAAAATTGTGAAGCCCGCGACGCCGTCTCCAATTTCTTTTGCAGCATGAGTAAATTTCCACCCAACTTCAATGTCCAAATCTCTGGATAGTCCAGCGTCTAACCAGGAAGGTACTTTTATCGGATTACTTGATGTGAAGTACCGGTCACGAGCATGCGCATTTAGAGCAGTGGAAATTCCAGCGCCGATATATCCGCCGACACCAGAGTAACGACGACCCCCGAACCAAATCTTTCCGGGAGTGTGGAATGACCCGAATGTCGCCAAGTCAGGGTGAGAACCACTTGGGACAGGAGTGGTCGGGGAAGTGATAATGCTAAAGCCTGACCTCGTAATAGCAGTGCCGTGCCACGGCTGTGATGCGGATGAGACCATCGAGCCGATGAAATTTGACCCCGTTGGGTAGACGCCCCCAGCGTTGTTTATTCCTCTCAGAGCGCGCCCACCAACTGCCCACCACTTACCGAGCCCAGGCATTGAATTAGTCCATGGGTCGGTAGTAGACCAGGCTGCAGCTCCTTCATTCGTGCGATAACGTGGGCCAGGTGCTAAACCGATGGGTGCAGTATCCATAGCAGAGTTATAGTGAACGCCGCACTGGTACCGCCAATCTATATTCATGAAGTTTGATTTTCCACCGGTTATCTTAGAGCCGGACGCAACAGGATAGCCGCCTGGCATGAATTCAGGAATTTCATTATATGCTGCGACCTCACCGACGGAATCCGCTGCATCGTCAAAAAATAGCTTCGTATCTCCAGTATTCCAGTCTCCTGGTCCAAACTGAACAAAGCTTGGGTTGGCGGCGGTGTCACAGTGTGAAGCTCTGGAGCCGCCGTATACCGGGTTTTCCATCCACTGGCTCCACCTGTATTGCCGCATAAACGGTTTGCCCGTCAGATACTCTGCACTGGAATTTGTTGTTGCATCCCCGAATACATCGTACTCGGAAAATCTCCAGAAATTACCATTTCCTGAGCCTGCGCCGGGATCCAAAAACATCGGATTTCCAACAGACCCTGTCTCTATTAAATTATCAGCCCCTAGATGCTCTCCAACGATCCCCCGCTGGGCTCGCTGATTGGCTGGCATGTACGTAGCCATGTAATTTGTCTTGTACTGGTCTGACGATGTCGTATAAAGAGGGTTATCGTTGTTTAGGCCTCCATTGTCTCCAGCATAGAGCCTTGAAGCTGAATTCCAGCGTGAACGTGATCCTGCACCGAGTCGCGACCACCGTAGTAGCTGCTGCTTGTTATACCCGGTCATCACCCAACTAGAATTGGTGGCGCCAAGCTTTATTGCTTGAGAATAAAATGATCTTGTAACAGGAAGTAATCGGCCGGCAGCATCTTTGCCTGTGCCGGATGTTGCAGCCCGAGCTGGACCGACTACGGGCTGGCTACCCTCAGCGGCGGAAGAGCTAACGTAATAATTCTCTGGCGGAATAATCGCACCTGGGACAACTGCCTCAGTCGCTGCGTATCCAAAGTGGGTAATCTGCGCATAGGTTATTAACTCTCTATGAGTTGTTCGACTAGAACCAAGAAACTCTTGTGAGGTTTCCTGAAGACTGATTTTTCGGTTCCTCTCTGTTATTTGAAGCATGGTATTACCAGTAGGCGAATCGGTATTTTGGGTACCTATCCACGGTCCTAGTCCATCAGAAAATGCTTGCTCGAGAGTAGAAGATTGCTCTCCGGCATCGACAGCGAAGCCTGGAGAGGGTCCATTCTTGTCGCTGGTACCAGCTTGCCATCCTGGTAGCGTGTCGCCTCGGTTATAAAGCTCCCATTGCCCAATCGAGAGTGATGCATTTACTCGCTTATCGACTCCGGTAGATGTTGTTCTACCGGGCAGTCGCTCAAAGTTGTCTTTTGCTGGAGCACTAACAATTTCAGCTTGCCCACCAACAAACCTTGCCTTACCTTTTTTCTGGTGTAAAAGAAAGAAAGTATCACATCTCCAAAAAGGAGCGCCACCTGTCGTGTCTGGTGCTACGTTACTTGGAAGCGTTGATGGGTCACCAGAGCCTGAATCATACATGTGCGGAAGTGCACCAGGGTCTTGGCCCCTCCACTTGCCAGCTGTACTGTGCATGATGCCACCAGATGTTATCGTAAATGAATCTACGAAAGTTACGTAATTTCTGCACTCCCAGAACGGCTTTTGCCATCCGTCTGTTCTGTTTACAACACGATTTGATCGGGGACCGTCTCCTCGTGGGTCGCTACCAGAAGAAAAATAATTGTCATTTGTGATTTGATTCGGTGTGTAAGACCCTGTGACTAGTCCAGAGATACCGCCGAACAGCAGTTTGACAGCGCCACCTACTTCCACGCCGTCGCGTCGGCCGCGTCCCCAGCCAAGATCGACATCGGTGCTTGGTGCTCGCTCAATTTGTGGAAGAAATACACCAGCAGGAATGTTGTAGTACATCATTACCGAAGGATTAGAAGAATAATACCCAGTCGTAGATGTTAAGAAGTCTGGGAATTTTGATGGTACTTGTGGATAAACAGGCGGTGAGGTCGGCGACGGTGCTGGGTTCACATCAGCAGCGGCAGCGCTGGTGTACCCAGAGTTGGTCACGCCACGAAATTGAGAAAGCCCAACCCCGCTAAAAGATGACGCGGCGTTTGTGGTATCCTGGACGGCAAAAAGCCTGTCTTCACTCGTTGGGAATCCGCTGCCCGAACTTACCAGCCGAGTTCCGGGGGCGACTTCGTATTCCCAATTATAGGCTTGCCACCCACCGGCTGCTCCGCCCAAAAGCTCTTGATAAGCATAAGAAAAATCTGCTATTGCGGGACGAGTGGATCCACCAACAAATGTAGGGTAAGGATTCATGTGCGCTTGCGAAGTCAGCTGTGAGAGCTGTGCGTAACCAAGTAGCGCGGCGTCATTTTCACCGGAAAGAGATGGGTTAAGACCGTTTTGAAGCGTTTCCCCGCCTATCCATGAAAGACCGAGGTTGACCCCCATCCTGGTTATATCTATCATGTTTTGGCGCCGGCGCGCGCCGACAGATCCTGTTCGAGTCAACGAAACATTCATAGACCTATAAAACATCGACATTCCCGGGATGCCAGACTGCTTTAGCGTTTCGCCGAACACCAGGTCGGTGGCGTGTGGCATGTAAGTGTTATAGCGGTACCATTGACGAGCGGCGCGCCATCGACGGGGTGTTCGAATCGTTGTCGCAATGGAGGCTGGACCAGCTTCCTCAACTTCACCCTCAAACTCAACTGCTATCTTTTGAAGTAGAAACGGCTCGTCTATATAATCTGATATTTTTAGAGTCTGGCCCGAGGAGCCTTCATACTGGTCTAAGTGGGGAAACCCGTACATCGAAGTCGGGCGGCCACGTGTTGGCAAATCCATCAGAGCGCGTTCACGCTCATCGGTAAAGATGCTAAAGCCCGCTGTACCACCGAATCCTATAGAGCACGAATGCAGCAAAAAGTCTCGTGCATCATTCCAAAAATTCAACCCTAACTGAGAAGGACCACCAAGGCCGCCCAGTGTATTAGCAGAACGCACATTGGAACCAGAGATTCCAGGCATAAATTTACGATCCCACTTCTGCGTTTCAAAATTGTAGTACGCCATCGATGCAATGCGGCCCTGGGCTGCATCAACACCCATAACAGCATCTTCTATCGTGGGAATAGGTATCTCAATCCGGACGATGTCTCCTAATCGCTGATTAAGACCTTCTATAACTGATTCCGGTGTTGCTATCTCATTTATCGCTTCGGCATTGGGAGGCGCAGCGTTATCATCAAAGGGTGATATGTGGCCGCCCAAAGCAGCGTCTAAAGCACCAGATAGACTCTGGCCGATGCCGGTGCCGTATCCTTTGACAGATATTTTATTTAGTATCTCAGTTTCTCTATGTGCCACACCAGGGTATTGAGCACCAGTTGTTACTAGTCTCCATTCGAATGGAGTACTCATAATATCTTTAAACTGGCCGTCCTTAAGCGGTACCTCGTGGAGGGTCCCACGCATATATTTGGTTGAAGGAAAAAATCCTTCTTGCGTTCCACTACCGAAAAGATAAGGAAAATATGAGCTGCCATAGCCAAGCGCTTTATTCGGGTTGGCGTCAGTCTGTAATCGCTTTCCACCAAAGTACCCACCGGATCCAGAATATAGCCGAGCAGGAATCATTTCTGGATAGACCATCGGCTCTATTAACCCAAAATTCTTTTCGATCATTGAGTTATAGGGGTCCTGTGACTTGTCAAGTCTTTTACCCGTTGTTTTTGTTTGGGCGGGGTAAGCATCCATTGAATCGAATATTTGCTGGACTCTTTTTACAGGACGATTATCGAGGCCGGATTTATACGGATTTTCTAAAAGGTGCGCTTTTGCGATGCTTTTTATAGTATCATCATTGAGCGCTCCTGCCCAGCAAGCAAACTCGGCAAGATTAACACCTTCTATAAAATCATTTAGTGTGTAGTCGGTGTTTACACCGCCGCCGTCTTCGCCGTACCCAATAATCGCCCTTGGCGTACCCGTGAGAGCACGAAATCCGACAAAATTTGTAGTGTCGTTGGTTGCCGTAGCAACTTGCGCGCCTGTCTTCATTGAGAATATTTGAATTTCTTGGCGTAGCACATTGTTGTTTGTGGTAGGATCATAGGGCAGAGCAAAACGAAGAAAAACCGTGTACCACTCGTCTTCAACAAGACCGTAACTCCCGGCGGAGATGGAGAGGGTATAGGCCGTACCGTTAGCATCAAGGAGCATAAACTCAACGTAGCATGTGCTGGTTGAAGAATCGTACGGTGTTGATGAATTGGGCGCTCCGACGATATTCATTTGCATCGCGGTTTGACTGGCGTATATGTTATGACCAGCTGCGCCAGCGATGGCGAAAGCGCATTTGTCTCTCCTGTGGGATGCTGTTTGTCGGCCCGAGTCTACCATCACTCTAAACATGTACGTCTGACCGTCGTAATTTCCGTACACGGCGCCGGCATTGCCGTTTGAGTTCGGGCCTAAATTACTAGGTGACATGCTAGATGCATCATCAAGCTGAACAAAGCATCTCTGAGGAAGCTTTACTCGACCTAAAGACAAAGCCTTCTGAACATACTCTGCGTGCATTTTTGCATCAGATCCCTCAAAATTAATCTGTGTAATTGCTGGGGGCTTGTATATTTTTTGACGATTATTCATGCCAACTAATACACCCGATTCAATCGCACTATTACCTGCATCGGACTCGATTCCGCGACGGAAGTTCCACAAGTTTGAAGAGTCTGCTCTATCTATTAATTGGGAATTACCCGGAGCCTTACCGAACTGGTTAAACCTGACATTCGAAACAAGCTTAGGGCTTGATACAGATATCATATCATTCGTATTTCGAACCGACTCGAATTTAGTCAGGCGGACTTTTCCCTTACCAGGCGTACCCTGCACAGAGTCGCTAGCTAAATCAGGTACAAATGTCTTATTATTTATTCTCATTTACCAATCACCGTATACAATTGAACCAGCTTTTTTCCCGAAGTAAAATCCATAGTTTGCTCTTTCTTCAAGAGGGTTTGTCAGGGTGTTGCAAGAATCAGCATTTAACTCTTCTAAGGCAGACACCATTGGGTCCTGTGTTTTTCCTCCACGCACTTCAAAAAACTGCGCTGAAAAGACTGCTTTCACCTCTTCGGCCGACAAGGCTTTATTCCAAACAGCGGCATTTGAAATACCACCTGCCCAGCGCCAGAATTCACTGGACGAATCTTGTGCAGCACCAATTTTAGCTTCATTTACCAAGATGCTCGCATTATCACCCGAGAGTGTATTCGCCTGATTATCACTGCTGGCTGGATTTATCAATTCACCGTTTATATACACTTTCATGAGCGCCTCGGCGTTGTGGGAGGACCCATCGAATTTTGAAAATTCACCTGTACAGAGAATGTGGGTCCACCCTCCGTTCCCGCCATTTAGTACCGTATTCGCAGCCGAGGTTATGCGATAATAATTCCCACCTGACTTGCGGACCCATTGCATCGAGCCGTCAGCCTTGACCCAGATATAAATGCTACCACCGTACGTCGATGCCGGGGACCTGATGTCACCGATAATCATGGCTATGCCAGTATCGGCAGAGTACGATCCTCGAACCCAGATTGATATCGAAATGTCTTTTAAAGTGTTGCTGTTGGCGCCAAAATTACCACCAACAAGTTCATCCCATGTAGATCCGTCTCCCGAATTAAATCCAGTAATCTTTACAGACGCACCGACCGAGGTGCCGGCGAAGGAAAAAGAGCTAGGGTAAATATATGACAAACTGTTGGCGTAATTCGCAGCTGGGTTGGTTGTGGTATATCCACAAGTGACGCCAGCATTTCCTATCGCACCCGTCATAGCTAGCGTGGCGCTGTCTATGGCTACAAGACTTCCAACCGGTTCATCAAGAGGCCACCAACCGATGAGATTTGCAGAGGATTGATACCTGTTTTCTTGAACATTAAATGCTGGAAAAAGTTTGGTGGTAAAATCACTAGTTAGGTTGTACTTCTTCTGCTCCAAGAACGTAGACGGTGGGTTTCCCTTAGTGATTTTTGAGTATAACAGCTTGTGATAGTCTCTATCTACTGCCGGGTATGTCGTTTCATCCACAAGCCCTAAATATCCTGGCGCTGGTACCACAGAATTAGGGTCGGTCCATGATGAGGACGCTGCTGTAAATGTCATTCTAGCCAATACAGGGATGTCTCTCGCTCTATCTCTTGACATCTCATTGGGGCCATCGAAAAAAGGTGATATAGGGTGGTCTGATCTTTTCCAGCTATCAGATATTTCATAGCTGCCGAATGGATTCTCAGAAAATGACCCTACTAATGCACCTCTTGGAGCGCGTCCTTCATAACGTGTATCTACTTGACCAAGTATCTCAGTACGAACATCAAAAACTTCTATGACTCCATCAAACTCGTGATCCGGCAAGCTGCCTACATTCCAAAGATTTGCAGGCCAAAGCGTATGACCAGGGTCCTGGATATAAGACACGGGATCAAACCCGCTAATGTCTGCAAACGGTTCGCCTTTTTGTATTGTTGGTGCCTGTCCGAAAGTCATCCTTTCCAAATCGAAACCGATTCTTGTAGTGATGATAGACCCACTAACACCTCGCATATCGGAGGTGTCGTTATTTATTACAAGAGAATCATCGAACTGGTCTTCTGATAACGGCTTAGAGCTCTTATAGAGCTTTGTCCTATTTCCGGACCCAATACGAGGAAGAAGGCTACCGAAATAAGAAGCATTCGTGTTAGCATAAATGCCCTGATAAGAGTATATAATTGAGCCAGACGGAGATGCTGTTGATCCCTTTGTCCTGCTGCCGCTTAAAACTCTTTGCGTTTTTGCCATTATATCTTCCTAACCTGCGCTATCAGCTGTCTTAAAAGAATAATCCCTTTCAGGTTTCTTCTAGTACTTTCTCCAAGATAAACGTCACCGTAACCGTGAGCGACCTTCGCTCTTTCCAGCGCATGACTTTCTAAGATGAAGTTAAACCCAAGATAATTTGTCTTCCTCGGAATAAGATTTTCGATCATAACGTCAAATGAGTCATCCAGCCACCTGAAGAAATCAAAGAAATTCTTATAGTTTACTGTATCTGTAAGTCTGTTGAAATAAACTTTTCGAAGGTCTGCTAAACCGGGATACTCTTCTGCGAACATTAATTCTGGGGCACCGAGAATATTGTCTAGAGAATCAAGCGTAGCAAATATCTGCATTATATCTTCATTTAGCGCTTGCATGACTGAAAACTCTATTGAAAATCTTGAGTCGTCCTTCGGCTCATAAGCTCGGGGCATTTCATAAACAGGTCCGGGTCGACCACCGATCTCAAAAAGATTTTTTCCTTGAGTAAACCCCTGGACCCTTACCTTGTTTTCTTGTGTGACCTCATCGTAATACGAAGATAATGCGCTAAAGTCGAATCTTTCAGGAATTATGATCTGTTTGCTCGTCTCAAAACCTCTTAGAATTGCACCGTATTCTGAGGCTGTCGTGAATAACGCACCTCCATCTAGACCAGCCAGCCCATCGAGCGTTGGAACAGATTTTCTGTTTAGCTTGGATTGCTGTGAAAAGTCAATTAGCTTTAGAGTACCATCAGATAAAGATTTTGTAAGAGGTTGATCACATGATATATCTAGCCTTAATCTGTTAAAAGAGCCCGTAGCGCTTTGTGTAAAAGAGAAATTCTTCAACGGATCTTCGACGCCCAAAGACTTGAAGTTTAAGACGTGCTCTTTTACTTCTGAGCGGGTTAAAGCTTTAGAGAAGAACCTGATATGACTCGCTCTTCCGGCGAAATTAGTTGTGCGAGGGGCTGAAGCTGACACTTCTTGATGACTGTTTAGATATCCAATAGAGGAGTCAATCCCCAATGATTGTGACCCTATTACTATAAATGAGCCAGACTTATTATCTGTCGTTATTCTTTGGAATAGGTTTTTGTTTGGATCAGCTGCTTCTGCCCATGCAGATGATGTCGTATAGAACTCTCTAATCGTACCGTTTTCTTGTCTAGCTACATTCAAAAAGTAGCTTGAGGACACCGCGTTACCAATCTGGTCACATCTGGTACGACCTGCTGATACATACCACTTGTCTCCTGAAAACACATTTACACCACTTAGCGTAAGCTCTATCAGTGGGGCAGCTTGCTCACTGCCCGACTTCCATCCAGGACGAGCAAAAAGCTTAACGTTATAATTTGCTGGATCAGCCACGACATTAAGGAGCAGCGGTTGTTCCGCAGCGGCATCACCGGTTCTCGAGCCCGCGCCAGTTGTGTGTAGACGAAATAGGCTTTGTGGCTTTGCCATCATGTCCCACTCTATAATGGGGGGAAACTTAAACCTGCCCTCTATGGTCCAGCTACCAGATGTTAATAACCCATCACTTTTGCCGGTGGAAATTCCCCAAGGAAAGTATGGTTTTCTTATGCTACCGTCTTCAAAAAAAGCGTAATCTTTATCTACAAATGTAGAGCCATCAGAAAGCGGTGGCCATCCAAACTCAACCCGCGATGAGGAAAGGTATGTCGATATAAGGTTTGATCGATTTGAATAAAATCCTTGTGCCTGTAGACTTATGCCTCCGCCAGCTAAACTACCAGAAAAATCAGTCATGGTAGAAATTTCTGTTATCTTCTGTCTTGAGCTTCCAAGTCTAAACTCTGGGGAGCCGCCATATTCAATAAATCGAAACATTCTGTTGGGATCGATTCCAGCTGCACGAAACAGTGATTTTATAGCGTGAGTGGTCCCTTTTGACGAGAATATTTCTCTTAAGTTAATAAGAACGCGCCGCCACATTTCATTTTGTACCTCAATAAGGCTTCCTACAGGCATATCTCCTGTAACATCCTCACCATGAAATAGCTGGTTATGTGTGGCGTTTCTATACATATTGGGGAGCTTAAACCCATAATAATCAGCCAAGAACGGCAAGAATTGATCAGCTATGGACTCTTCTTTGTCATAGTCTATATGAACCAGATTACTGACATGATCCAGCATTTGCTTTAGCTCGTCAAACTCCCTTGCCCACATAAATAACAGCGAAGATATTATCTGGGGCTGGCCCATCTTGGCGCCACCTGGTGCGGAAGTCGCCTCAGGTTGATTTGCTGCATCTTTTATGCCCTCTAACGTGGTACCGTCCGCATTTCCTCCGACACTATAGTCTGATTGTGCAGCCATTTCCATATAATGAGCAGGAATGAGCTTCGTAATTAAGTTCGGGTTGTTTGCGTCATATTGAGATGCGCTCATGAGCAGACCCTGGTTAAGATCGACTACATCTGGAAAAGAAGGGAATAAAACAGGACTTAAAACAGCGTTGTCAAATCTTTGCAAAGAATTATATGGCTTTTCAGAGCGCACATCTAAAGAATAATTTGAGATTCTTGAATGTAGAGAATTTCCACTATGGTCTAAGACAACATTCTTGTTCGTGTAAGAACCGGTAGGTTCGTTAAACCGCATGTTCATCAAAAGACCTTCAGCGTCGGCAAATACGGTACGAGGGTTATAGTAGTCTAATTGCTTTTTGGTCCTTGCTTTGTTCCACACTCTAAACCGATTTATAGATCCGCTGAAAGTTAGAGCTGGCGTAAACAATACTTTCCCATCATCGCATGTCAGCTGAGAACCGGTACCGATAAGAAAAGAGTTTCCTAATGTATTTAACGATCCAAAAGTAAAGCGTGGTGACTGCGAAACGACGGTCGTTCCGCTGACTATTTGTATTCTCTTAACGCGGCTATTTCTGTTATACCCAAAACCGAGACTATAAAACTTTCCCTTTTCCATGACGTAGCTTACGGTCTGATGATTGCTACCGCTAATAATAGAGAAGCTTGCAGTTGCAGCGAGGGTTGCGTCGCTGCAACCAGCTGTGCTTTTTACATACGCGCCATAACCGACGCCAGTATCAGAGAAATGGTGGAAAATAAACTGGTCATCATTTGCTTCTGTTGGTAGAGCAAGATCAAGCTCAACAAATATGCTGTTTGATCTTGGGTTTAAGACCGTCATACCGCTGTTGTTCTTAGACAACGATGGGAAAAGAATTCCAGCCTTGTCCACTACTTCAATATAGGGTCCGTTCGCTAAAGATGCAGAGTTAAACGTCAAGTACCCTTTATACAGAGGGTATCTATGTACAACGTGGTTTTCCCATCCGGTCAGACCATCGACCCAATCATTGTACTCTTTTTTTGTCCCATCGAATGGAAAGTTATTTATAATCTTGTCAAAAACAATATTAACATTTGCCTCAGCAGAACAAAAGAATGTGTGATTTTCCCACTTAGTAAAATCTGTTGGTAGTTGTTGTGTAGACTTAAGCGGTGAACCGGGAGGGTCATAGCGAAATGATCCGCTTATAGACATGGGTTCTTGAGATCCAGACAACGAGTCTTGCGTCTGACCTCTTAGAACACCGGAAGAGTTTGTATATCTTCGAATGACGTTAGGTGTAAATAATCTTTGACCCTCGAAGACTCTTTTTTTAGCCATTACGAAACAACCCTGAAATTAATTTCTGGTACCTTCACTAGACGATCCATTCCGCGATCAACTAGCAAGAGGTCTACAGTCAATTGCCTGTGAGAAGGCAAGCCGGAGGTCCGGAATTGCATATACATTCCATTTCCGTCTGTTGAAACCCTTGTACTCTGATGTGTCTTATCAAAATCTATTATAATCGTACCAGTCTGAACATCTTTTATTCGATAATACGCTTCATCGATAATGATGGTCTCTAATTTTCTAGGAAGCTTGTACGCTTTTTTGTTGGAGCCTGAATCTAGATCTTCTACAAAAAATCTGATTGTTGCTTCGACATCCTGCTCATATTCTGGCTGGGCGCCGACCGGAGTGAATAGAAGTCTTCTATTAGAGAATCCCCCTACAACACGTTGTTGCTTCTTTACAGTGATTGACCCTGTGTAGAAGCCAACAGTCTTATCCATCGAAGACCAAATTTCTTTTAGCTCTAACTCATCATTATGTTTAAGCGTCTGAAAAAACGTAGAATCAAATCGATTTAAATTGAACGTTCCAGAGTAAACTCCCGTCATACCTGCGCCGGTAGTACTTCCAGTGTGTTGTGAAGCTGTTACGAAGACGTTTGCCTCTCTAGCAGTGTCACCAGAAGATGAAACGAAACGTAATAAGACACAGTCTTGACCCAGCAATTTCGTTAACGATGACCCGCTAACAAGGGGTGCAGGCCTGCCTGCTTCAAGGTTTCTTAAAAATAAGCTTGAAGAGACGTTAAATAACAGTCCCTTGTGCTTGTCCTGTATACTGTCATCCCATGTAAAAACAAGACGAGGGGTGATTAACGCATCCCTAGCATGGCGAGATGCAAAGCGCTTTACAAAACGCGTCTTTCTATCTGTCTCATACGATCCGCTGTATGAAATTCTAAATCCGTGATTCTCCACGACATTCGATATGGAGGCAGAAACAACCTTAGTAACGTTTAACGATAGCTTTCCAGGACCTTCTCTAAAAAATTGCGCTGAGCCGAAGTCTATAGTACTGCTCCCGACCGTACCACTTACCCAATAATCTACACTACTGTCACCCATAAAACCGCGAGCACCAGAGCCTGACGTATTCCACAGCGATGCAGCTGTCGATAGATAAGACGCAGTAAGAAAGTTTGCGGCGTCGACATCACTAAATTGGGCAACATTCCTACCCGATCCCTCGCTCCAGCTTTTTGCTAGAGGAAACGCAACGATCTTAAAGTCTTCAGGTACCGGCGCACCGAGAACCGCCTCGAATAATTCTAACTTCACCTGGAAGGATGGGTGGTTTAAGTCTAGAGATGTCGACGCAAGCTTGGCAACTTCATCATAATCAAACTTTATCAATATTCTAGAAAGTTCATCAACAGAAGAAGTAATTCTAGTGGATGCCGAAATGTATGTGGACTCATCCCACAGCTTAAATAGATCTAATGTACCTGCACGACCCACATTCGCGTCGGTGGCCATGAACTTGTTATCTATAACTTTGTTGGTTATGTACGTATCTGCACTAGCTGTAAGGATATAAAACATCTTTGCTATCTCACTGTTACTATAATGTCTTTATTAGGATATTTTAACTCAAAAATGCTGCCGGGTGGACCAACGACCATCTGCTGGAATGTATTTCCATCAACGCTAAATGATACGTCACTATAAGTTCTTTCTTCTACCATCCCAGTTAGATTTACAAGTTTAATATCAACCATGGATATAACACCCTCGCTATTCAATACGCTGTTGATTATATCTGCGTATGCTATGGGCATATCAATTTGTATGTTATCTGTCTTAAGAAGTTGAGTTAGCCGGTTTATTATTGTTTGGGCAACTTGAGATTTATTTGAGTCAGGATGAGCCACAACATCAACATTCACTGCAAAATTTATTATTCTAGCGTCTAGAATATCATAAGCATCGCTAACAGCCCGAAACTCATTTAGATAGATTCGTAGGTTTTTCTTTAGAGTGTCGGATGACATCTTGAGCTTCTTTCTCTTGTTCCGAGAAACGATAAAGATTTGAGACGCAAGAGAATTAATCGGATTAGGACGGATGCCGACTCGGTACACTCTACCAAACTTGTTGGGTAATGTGTAGATTCTTGCAATAAGATCTTCCTTCGTAATAATTCGAGATTGAGCTGCTCGGCTAGAGGGAATTAGCGCCCTTAACTCGCTGATCGTCGGTGCTCTATCACCGTCGAGCGCTGGAAGCTTGTTTGAACAGTCTATTGACCCTCGAACCAAAGATGCTTCGGAAGCGCTAGCGTGCGAAGAGAATTTAAGGAAAAGGGTGCTAATGGTTCTAATCGACTCCGCGCCGACGTTATGCTTAAGCCCACCGCCGGCTCGATAAGTTATGGTCAGTGTTGTATTTCGAGGCGAGATGCCTAACGTTTGAGTTTGTAGCATAGCATTTGGGTCAATGGTAAATCTAGAAAATGTAGTCTTTCCATAGAGCGGTAGCGCTAGCTCGGAAGGGTCTGGAATTATGTCGTTGTCCAGCGTCTTTGCGTTGCCAGAGCCAAAACGAATCGTAGTAAGCTTAGTATTGTAGTCATAATTTTTCACAAACCTATATGGTGCTGGTATCACTTCTAGATTGTACCCAACGCTGTCGCTGTCTTCAGTCAAGTTAATAATTTTCTTGAAAACAGTATCTTGAGAGAGGGACTCAACTCCGTAATATTCATTTCCATCGCTATCTTTTATACTGACAATATCTGTAACATTTTCATCTGGTAGGGTTAAAGTCCTAAAAGGTTTATGGATATTCGGGATCGAAGTTTTCCACTCTTTTCTAACTCCGGAAAGACATAATCCATCTCTCATTACAACATACGAAGTCGGTGTACCAGCATCATCTGTTTGTACAACTACTGATTCATAGAGAAAATCGCCATCTTTATCTTTTTCTGCAAAATCTAAATCAGACAGCAAATTAAACGGAATTCCATCGTTTGAAGTAAAGATTGATAGCGCGCCTACTTTTGGTAAAAGGGCAACTTTCGGAGCAGTCGTACCGTTTATAGTTTCAGCAGGTATCTCAAAATATACCTTAACCATTACGACAGATGGAGTTGCGCCATGAACCTTGACACCTGCATTACGCAAATGCTTTTGTATATTCTTTATTTCAATCGCAGAAGACCAATTAAGCTCGTTAAATTGGTGATCAAGGTAAAATGACATCGTATCACCAACGAACGCAGCCATATCAAGCAAAAGACCACCGAGACTTGCTTCTGAGAAATCTTGAATCTGGTTTGAAAAATAAAGCTTGGCATGCTTGTATAGCTCATTTCGAAAAGACTCGAAATCCTTTGCTAAGTAATTTCTCTGATTCTCATTCTTTAAACTTCGTTTTACATTGATTGCCATTTTTTATCCTGCGCTGTATATTACGATTTCCATGCCACGCTCTTTAGAGCGAAGACGAGGAACGGTGTACGTCAGTCTTACCCCTACTTTTGCGACCTCTTTATTATCAAATAGCTCCACAATCGGCTCAAATGTCGATAACGCTACAAACGGCATCCAACGATTGACTGCCATCGTTATTCTTTTCATTGCCTCATTAGCGCCGGTGTCTGTTTGCATCTCAAAAGCCAATTCTGTTAAATTGGCCCCAAAAAGCGGAAGCCCTAACCGCTCTCCATGGTTTGTTAAGATTAAATTAATAAGGTTGTCGTGTATCTGGTCTGAAAACGAAGTGTTCATTTTAAGGAAACCTTGACCTGTTTCGCCCGTTGTAACAGGTGTAAAAATTCCAACAGGTGGAGGTGCTCTACGACGGGCATCAATCTCAGATTGCTTCTCAAAAGAAGTCCCTATAGACTTAAAATCGTACTTCTTAACATTTGCTCTTCTACTTACAGCCATGACATACCACCCATACTAAATATTTGCTCGCAGAAATAGTGATGAGCTAAGTCGTACATAACTGCGCCTACAGCAAGACGCCAGTACCTGTGCCCATACCCGCACCAGCTACTGGACATGCACCAGCGGGTGCCAGAGGGGCAGCAATTCCAGCTAAAACAGTTATTACGTTTGTCTGGACAAGTGCTTGAGTTGTATATGAATGTATCGCTAGACTAAGATCAAACGCAAATAACTGATTAATTTCAGTAGGCGTTTTCCCAGACTCTGCAGCTAGTCCTATCTGCCCCCTAGCATTCTCTAAAGCCATGAATATATCCAGTTCTAACATTGGTAACGCGGCGGAAAGTGGCATGTGTTCTCCTATTCTCCAAATATTCTTTCTGATTGTATGCTTGGTATCTGACCCTTCCTTGATTCAAGGTCTGACTTTAGGGTCATTGCAGATTTGTTAATCTCGACAGACGGTGCACCGTACCCGGGGGTAACATGAGTTGTAAGATTATCACAAAATGTCTGAATATCTCCCATAAATGCTGTAAAAAGCTCGTACAATTGTTGATACATAACGTACGGTTGCGAGCTTCCTTCACCAGGACCGCTATTGTCTTCCCCTGCACCTCCATCGTCTGGGTGGCGCCCTAAAAAGATTTTTGATCCGCTTATTTGTACAGTACCATCTGCAAGTAGATATACACAAGCCATATCTTCGTCTGGTATTCCTTGCTTAATAATTCTTATAGAGCCGTTTATCTCAGGTGACCCATCAACAGGATCATCAGCTTCTAATTTTCTTGAAATTATTCTTATCTCATCAGCTTTTGCAACGACGCTTGATGGAAAGTCTTTTGTCGCACCAATTGTGAGCTCTGTATCTTCTGGCCCTATTAGAGTCGGAAGGGTTGTCCCTGGGTTATCTATATTGAACAGCGGATCCGGTTCACCGGAGTGACTGATCCACACTCGGGCTGCATCATAAGCAAAATCTGGGTCTCCTTCTGGTGGAGCGTCTAATCGATTCACTTCTGCTTGCTCATTTGCTTGAGGGTTTTTATTCGTTTCTATCCAGTTTTCTCTACCTGGGCCGAGATGCTCAGGAATAGGGGTGTTTCTGATACACCTCGGGGCAGTCATGATTGGAGGTAGTAGTTCAGTTTTATCCCGAAATCTCCAGTCGTGGCGACCTCGTCCGGCAACTAAATCAATCGATCCCCATGGGAATTCTTTTCTTTCCTCAATTTCATCTTCATCAAATGTTGCATTAGAAAACTCTGCATCCCATGCAAGATTCAGCGTCTCCCTTCCTATATGTCGACCCCAGCCGCGTTGCTCACCTAAACAAATCAATGTGTTATTAGAACCCTGGATGACCATATCACCAGGACGCTTTGTAAAGCGTGGAACATGCTGACGGTGAAACTGATCATAAGCAATAGCAACGTTGACCAAATCTTCATAAGCTAATTCTTCTTTTAGCGTATATGCGTCTTCTTTCCCGGTGCCGTTTGGAAATCCGAATAAGCGATCGTCCATGCCGTCGCCATCTTTATCTTCACTCTCAAGTGGGCTTATCGCCTGACCCTCTTCAGTTTGTTCAGTGCCTGGATCAATAACTGATGTTGAGTCATCAGGTACTTCTTCTTCTTGCTGCGCATTTTCAGCCATCTCGGATGTTGTTGGAGGCGCTAAATCACCAACCAGCTTTCTGTCAGCATGCGTGAAATTGACATCGTCGACATGCGCAGGTTCAGGAATCCTACACATCCAGTATTGCACCTTGGATGGAGTGTCAGGAGAATCTTGAACGACCCACACTTGCTCACCAGGCTTTACAGGAAAACAAAGATGTGGCGGAAAGAATGGATAGCATAGCGTTCCAACACCACCGATGGCTTCACCCTCAGGCACGGACTCTTCATTCTCTTCAGCATCTTCTACTTCTTCTTGAGTAGGCTGCTCAGTCGCGTCTGGAGATTTTTTGTCTGCTCCTCCAGTTACTAGTCTGGCGATGATAGAATTTCTAGGAGCTGTTTGAAGCATATCAGGAGAATCGATAAGCGCCTTGAGTTCTTCAAGGTCTTCGTCTGTCCAGACACTAAGATCATAAAGAACCTCAACAACAACTGCTCTACTAAAAATCTGGGTAGGGGCTGCTGTAGCATTTGCATCTGCGGGAGCTGAAGCGGTTGGATTCGCCTGTTGCGCTACAGCATCGGTACCGGATCCTTGTGCCATTTATTCACCCTTTGTTATCTGCGAAAATAAATCATCTGCATTTATCGCAGCATGCTCACTTTCAGATTTTGATATCAACTCTGCCAACTTTAGTAATTGATCATTCGATTTGTTCATTCTCTCTAAATACTTCGTTAGGGTTGAGCCAAGGGTAGCATGTTCTGTCGTACCTTGACTCATGGTTGTGTACGCTTCAACAAATAAGATATGAGCGTTTTGTCTGTCTAATGAGGCATTCTCATAGATTTCTTTCCACAAGATCTTCTTTTTTGCATCAGCATGCTCTATTTTCGATAACATCTCTGAAAACTCTTCAATCTTCTTCTCTATGCTTTGAAAATCTCTTGCTGCTTCTTCAATCTTGCTGCTCATAACTTCTCCCTATAACAAATCGACTATTCTATCATCATGGACAATTTCTTTATAGTGCTTTCTTATTTTAGACATCGAAACAGAAAGCTGCTTTGATGTTAACCCTGATATCTCTCTAACATATACATAGATGGCCCGCTTATTTAAGAAGTCTAGATTATCGATATTTTCAAAAACAGTTCGAATCGCTTTTGCACAGAGCACTTCATTTGGCTTTTTCACCCTACCGTCTATCTCATCAATTACGTCCATTATTCTATCGCGTAATTCTGCTGCCTCTAATATGTCTTGCGGTGATGGAGCTACCTTACTACCTGCAATCTTTGCTTTGTCTCTAGAGTTTAGCACAGATAGATCGCTCATCGAAACGTGACGCTGATTATTTTTCTTGGCATTTCTGCACCGAATTATTAGCCAGTTTTTTGCAACAACATTAAAGTAAGAAAATGCCTTTGTGCCTCTTGCGGGATCCCACTTGTGAATAGTTTCGTACAAAAATGCAACGCAATCCCCTTTCATCGATGCCGTACTTTCATACGGCGAATTAAAGCCGTATACGTATATAAGACTTTCAGACAATTGCTCGAATGCTGGCATGATCTCATTTCTATAGATCTTCTCTTTTTCAGCTGAGTCATCCGACTGCTGATAGGATTCTATTGACGCTTGCGTATCCTTGTTAAAATACATGTTACGCTTTTTGCCGGGATTCCTTCTTATCTTTCTTTTGGCCATCTATTGTTCCTCTTCTTCGATAATGCCGCCGGTCAAAAGATTGGCAACAGCCAAAATTTGGTCTCTTGACTTTTTGATATCTTTATGAACAGTCCTTATCTGTGGACTATCATCAAAGAGCGGAATTTCTAAGACCTTAGATATAGATTCATATCTTTCATCAAGAACATCCAGACACTCTTCAACAGCATCCTCCACCTTCAAAATGGTAATACCAAACTTATATGCATAAAATGCGAGTACGCATGTACTCGCAAAAAATAGGCAAGATGATATTGCTAATAACGTCTCAAGTCCCGTCAATTCTACCCCCACCCGGCATGCCAAAAGTCATGGGAGCTTTATGCTCAGTGGGTAAAACTGTGGCGAGCTTTTCATTGTAAATCGAAAAGATATTCTTCAAAGAAAAATCTTCAGCTATTTGTGGGGCAGCAGACTGAGCCCACTCTGTTGGTGGCCCAGGAGACTTTCTAAATTTAGTCAGCCTTGACTTGAAGTGTCCCTCTTTGACATTTGCCCATTGAGCACCATTCATAAATATCTGATTATCTACCTTATGAGCTGGTACCGGTACCATGTCGAAATCCAGCGAAAGAAACTTAACTTGCTTCATAAAATCTAAATGTCCTGACCAGTTTGTTGCTATGACAGGCAGCCCGCAAACTGCTGCATCGAGTATTGGTAATCCCCACCCTTCACCTCTTGTTGGCGCTACGAGTGCTTTTACACTCTCATGGCGGTACAACGAAGCAATTTCACTTTCGTCCATTAGTCCATGAGCAAGATAAAATCGCGGACCTGGTCCTCTTCTAACCTGACTTAGTAATTCCCTTAATATACCAGTAGACTGCTCTCTATCTTTAACATTCAATCTTCCTGTATTCGTCTTTATTATGATCCCTACTTCTGGGTCATTTTGAAAAACTTCAGCCAGCCACTTTATGTTATAAAACGTATTTTTGCGATCGGTTTCGGGGTCCTGACCTGTAATCTGACCAAACACAAGCAGATTGAATTTCGTTGGAATATTTTGCATATTATTGGATAACGCGATGGAACCCTCGGTCTGGGCTAAGTCGCATGTAAATGCTTCAGGAATAGAAGATATGTGGTCAGGTGAAAGTCCTGAATCAATAAAAATCTTTCGAGTGAATTCGCTTGGAACAACAATATGATCCATTCTGTTACATGCTTGTACCCACTCTGGATTGCAAATAGTGGTCTCAACACCAGCTGTAATACCAATATTTATTTTTGCTATTTCCGGGTCCCATTCATTTGGTAGCTGAATCTGAAGTGACAAGTCTGGCTTGGGCGCGCCGTCAGGTAGCGGGTGGGTGGTGGTCATAATTCGACCAATCAGCCCACCATGTGCATCGGGATTTATAAAATAAGGGTTCATTCCCCAGGGTAGTACATGTGAACATATGTTCCACCCACGAGATTCTGCCCATTGAAAAACCTGGCGAGAATGCTCACCATACCCACTAATTGAAAGAAGCGGACCTCTTATAACAACATCCATACCCTATAACTCCCTTATTTCAAACCTATTAACAACACGCTTTCCAGAATGCCAATCTTCAACAAGCTGTAGCATGGTAGAGTGCCAATCATCAACGGTTTTATCAATCGAAAACTCGCTAGCAACATAATCCAAGACTTTATCACTTAAGACTTTCTTTTCTTCATTTGACATGCTGTATATCTTGAACAGCGCATCAGCTGTGTCTTCTACCGAAGCGTAATCCTCGTAGATGTAAGGTACATTTTGAGAGCCTACTAACGCTTTTAGTGAAATATCAAGTGCGACACCATTCTCAGTGCCATCGCGATGGTCAACGACTTGTCTTGTTAAACCACCTGTCTTTGCTGCAATGATGGGAGTACCTGTCTGCATAGCTTCTAGCGTTCCCAGGCCGAAGCCTTCCGCGAATGAAATGTTGATACAACAGTCAGCTACATTGTGAAGAATATTCATCTGTTCAAACTCTATTCTCTCTCTAGAAAAAGTAACTCTGTCTACTATTCCGAGCATTTTCGCACATTCAATGAGGTTTGGTCCTTCCATATCAAATGGGTCGGTATGCATTAAAAGCATAACATCTTCCCGATTTGGGACTTTTTCCAAAAATAATTTCCATGCCCAAAGCACATCTGCTGGACGCTTTCTTTTTGCATTTCTATTTACCCAAAATGCCACAAAACAATCTTTGTTCTGATACCCGAGTACCTTCTCACGCCATTGAGCTACCTCATTTTCGGGAAGCTGGTGGAAAATATCATTTGGTAGCGCATGAGGGATAAAGTTAGCACGCTCAGGAAAATTTTCTTTTACTATTTCGTACGTTGGATGTGAATGGCAATTTATAAGGTCAGTTGCAGCGTAGTACGAAGAGTTAAATTCTGGTGTAGGTCTGTTATCCCAAACATGCCAATACGCTATTGGGCATACTTGGTGAACCTCTTCCTCCATGTCCCATAACCAAGTAAAAAATCTTGGGTCAGTAAAAATAAACAGTAGGTCTGGTTTCTCTGTAGCTAATGCCAATCTTAGCATATTGGGGTCGCCAAAACCATCAATGGGTTTGATAATAAAATCTTCATTTATTTGCACAACATCGTAGTTGTTATGCTTCAGGGCGGCGCCAAACTGCCTTACACTCCAGCAACCCTTTTTTAGTAAACCCTCTATCAAGAACCGCGACTGACACCCTACTCCCGATGTGCTTAAAGCGTGGTCGGAAAGCATCAATATCTTATACTTCTTTTGCTCTGTCATCTAATCCTCATCTGCGTGGATAATCATATCATAGATTGCCCTAAAGTATATCACCCAGGACAATGAGTGGTATTCTTAAATTCACAAAACCGGCACGATTGGCGATTTTTAAGATAAATGCCCCTGCGCACGGTCTTTACCATACTGCGCAAAATAGACAAAGCATTTTCCTCAGCTTTTGGGCCGACGGATACTTTGACCAACTCGCAAGAATCGCCAGGTTTTCCACCACGTTTCAAAAGCACAAATCCACACTTTACTTCTTTTGTGTCTTTTTCGTTTTTGTTTTTCCAAAATGACTTGTATAAAGCAATTTGAGCCCATGTCAAAATATCACGACGCTTGCTTGCGTACCACCCTTTATCGCCAGCAGTCTTCCAGTCAATAACATAATAATATTCTTTTCCACGAATATTGACTTTTAGCACCGCATCGATAAAACCCTTAAAGAAAATATCATAGCCAGGAAAATACTCATACAATTGCTCTTCTGCTGATATTACTTCATACTCTCCAAACTCTTTTGTTAAGAATAAAGGTAAATCTGTCAAAGAAGTGTCGGCCCACTTTAACCATTTTTCTAAATAATCATGCTCTTTTGGTTTCCAACCTTGAGACTTTCGGTGGTCAGCTTGAGCCTGAATCCACTCGTCTGAATCGAAACCGTGTAGACCCCATTCACTTTTTAACTTCTCAAGTACAGCCTCTTTATCCATGACTCCAGTCTTGAGAAAATTTTCAATTCCATCATGAAGAGCCGAGCCGTATGATAGATAAGGAGACGGCTCATCTTTTGCGACCTTGTTAATGTACGTAAGTCTGTGGTGGTGAGGGCACTCTTTCCACAGCCGCACTTCAGAAAATGAAACGTGCGGCTTACCGGTTGGAAATATAATATCTTCTGGACTCGGAGTACTCATATCTATCCCTTAAACTTCATTTTTTGCCCAGGTATCCACGCCTCTGGTTCTGGGGTTTTTCCTGCTAGCTGAAGCTCGCTTGTTGCCATCTTAAAATCTGAGGCGTGCATTAAGCTAGCGAGGTTGGAAAACTTTGTCTTAGGTTCCCACCCAAGCTTTTCTTTTGCTTTTGTTGGGTCTCCTAAGAGTACTGGTACTTCGTGAGGACGAAATAAACGCTCATCTACTTGTACATTCTCATCGATTGGAAGGCCAGCTATCGAGAATACTTCTTCTAGCCACTCTTGAACAGAATGTGTCTCGCCGGTCGCTATGACATAATCATCTGGCTTCTCTTGTTGAAGCATTAGCCACATTGCCTCCACATAATCACCTGCAAATCCCCAGTCTCTCTTTGCGGAAAGGTTACCTAGAAATAATTTTTCTTGCAATCCAAGCTTTATTCTTGCAGCTGCTAGCGTGATCTTTCGAGTAACAAACGTTTCACCCCTACGAGGAGATTCATGATTAAAAAGAATACCGCTTGAAATATGCATATCGTAAGATTCACGATAGTTTCTACACAGGTTGTGTGCAAATACTTTGGCACAAGCATAAGGACTTGCTGGCATTAAGATTGTATTTTCATCTTGCGGATAATTGGGGTTATCTCCATACATTTCTGATGAAGAAGCTTGATAGACCTTTATATCTTTATTAACAAAACGAACCGCTTCAAGAATCCTTAAAGTACCCATAGCAATAGTATCTACTGTTTCTATAGGTACATCAAATGAAACGCGCACGTGAGATTGCGCCCCAAGGTTATAAAACTCTTCTGGTTCGTACTGCTCAAGTAACCTATAAAGGGTAGACGGGTCATGCAAAGAATAGTACTCAAGACAAAACATGGGATTGTTATAAATGTGGTCTAAACGATCTGTGGAGATCAGGCTTGTTCTCCTCTTAAGTCCGACAACACGATACCCTTTGCTTAGCAGCAATTCAGCGAGATACGACCCATCTTGACCAGTTATTCCTGTCACTAAAGCAGTTTTCATTCCATTCCTCTTACGTTAGGATAATTCTCGATGAACCATTTACACGTCTTTTCTAGTCCATCTTCAAACGCAGTATATTGAGATCGATCCCATCCAGTTGACACAAGCTTATCATTACTACTTGGCTTTCTGAATTGACCGGCTGGCTTTGACTTATCCCAAAAAACAGGACCATCATACTCTAGATTTTGGCAAACGAGCTCAACTACAGACGCAATACTTCTTTCCTCTGTTATACCAATATTAACAGGA